ATGTGCGTAACCTTGCTTCCAAGGGCGACAAGCTCGCGCACCATGTCGCGCACCGGTCCCGTGCCGCTGCTCGTCGAGTAGCCGAACGAACAGATGTCGTCCGATATGACGATCCTGTACTCGCCCGGTCTCGCGTACGTATGCTGGGCGTCGTTTATCCGGGAGTACTCGCTTTTCGCCCCATCGCCCCAGATCACAGTGACGGAAGACGAGCCAGATGCCAGTTCGCCTCGTGCGATATGCACAGTCATGCACTCCTCCGAAGCCTCAACGACAAGCATCGTCCCCGCCCCGGCAATTGTGTCCTTCCAGAGGCATTGCCTTGAGGCGACCTGCATCACGAAGCCCTCCACGAAACGCCGTCAAGCCAGACGCAGTCGCTACCGCGAGAGACGCTTCCGTCCTTCTTGTAGCGCCATTCAAACAAATGCTCGCCGTCGCCAGCGACGTTCACGGACACGTTCGCCCAGGCCGCCTCGCCGTGGATCACCGCCTTTTGCACGCCGTCCACGTAGAGAAAGCACTTGTCGTAGTTCTGCTCGCTCGATATTCGCCACGCGAACGAGAGCGTCCCCGCGCCCGTTGCCGAGGCGAAGAGCGAAGAGGACTGGTTGTCGCCTATCGAGCCGCTTCGCGCCACCGCGTCATGTCCGTCAACATTGTCGGCGAGCGTCCATTTCGCATGGCCGTCTGAGGTAAAGACGAGCGGCCCCTCGTCGAGTATGGCAGGGGCGAACTTGTCGACATACGCCTCCCATTCCGCCACGAGATGCGTCACCGAGGTCTTGACCATGTCTGAAGCCGCAACCTCAACGCCGTCGTCGGTCGCCCAGCGGACGAACGTGTAACCCCTGCGCGTCGGAACGGGGAGAGAGAGGTACTTCGTTCCAAGGAGGTAGTCCTTGACCGGCGTGTCGACCGCTCCTCCGTTGGCGTCGAAAGACACTTGCTGCACGATTGATACGACCTTGCGGTTCACCACGAAGAGTCCGTCGTCGGTCTCCGTAAACGCGAATATGTTAACTCCTATGAGGCAGGCGAAGGTCTCCTCGTCTCCCTCCTCGAACGAGAACGTCTCGCCAGTCGGCACGGCGAACGTCACCTCCGGGATCGAGTCAGCCGTTATTACCAGCCGCAGGATGAAGTCGCGGGCTACGCCCTCGGTCTTAGGCGGGAAGTTTATGCGGACGGGATCGGAGGTCTTCAGCTCGACGCGCGTAACGCTCCTGTCCTGAAGCCCAACAGCGCCGTCCGTCACCACCGCCTTGACTATCGGGTAGCCAGCCGCAGCACCGTCTCCGCTGGAGCCGCCGCCACCGCCACCGGACTCGTTGCTGTTGATAAGATAGACCATTTCCATATCAGTCCTCCCTCTCGATCATGATCGTTTCGTTTATCGGGACATAGTCGAGGTCTTCTGCCTCATCCCATTTCCCGTATGCCCACATGACTCGGACGCACCCGTCGGGGTCCTTGTCGATCCTGTGTATCGCCCGCTTCTCGCCCGTGCCGAAGCACGCGTAGACGATGCCGGCGTCGTTCTTGATGAGGAACGCCTCGAGCTTCCGTTTCTGGAAATGCTCGCTCGTCGCCTCGAATCCATAGCAGTCGATCTGTATTTTCATATTACTCCCTTGCGACGGCGTTCACCGTCTTTCTTGAAACGAGAAACACGCCTGCCGCTACCTCCGTGAAGACGAGGACGGCTGTTTCGCCCACTCCGACGTCGGCGAACACCCCGTCGTCGTCACTCTCGAACGAGACGCCCTGCGGGAGCGTCCACGCCGTCTCCGCCGTGCAGACGAAGCGGACGACGAACGAGCGCACCTGTCCGGCGACGGTGGCGGGGAACGCAAGCGCGACCGCCGAGCCGTCGAGCGCAATGGCATTGACCGCCTTGTTGACGATGGCCGCCGTACCGCCCGTGACCGTGGGAGCGACTAGCGCCATGTTCCCGATGTCCGGCAACCTTGCGGCAGGAATCTTGCCTTCAGCGTTGACGAGTTGCCACGAGCGGAACTGCAGAGTGCCGTCTTCCGTGTTTGTCCCGTTGCCGAGCTGGACGGTCGCCTGCGTCGTTCTCGCGCCAGAAGCCCCGGCGACCGCGTTCCGCCCGAGTGCAACAGCATCCAAGCCGAGTGCGGCGGCTCCCTTGCCAACGGCGACGGCCCCCGAATCCCTCGACCCCGTTCCCGTCCCAGACCCGGCGGTGGAGTTCCAGCCGATTGCGATTCCGTTTGACGCGGGGCTCGCCCCCTTGCCGAGTCCAATGGAGTAGGCTTCGCGCCACGCGGCGAAGCTTGGGTCGTCCTCCGTCATGTCGGCAAGCCGCTCCTCGGTCGCTGCCTTGAGCCTGCAAAGAGCGTCATGTATCGCCCTGAACGACGCGAAGTACGAGTTGCAGCTCGGCGGCGGCATCTCGTCCGGCGGCGTCCCGTCGTCGCCCGCCTCGGGCGTCACCACCTTGGCGATTGCGTCGAGAGCGGCGACTATTCCCGCAAACGCCTCGAAGTAGGAATTCGGGTTGTGCGCTCCTTCTTCCGCCGCCTCCGGGCTGATATCATCTCCGTTGTCAGACATGTTTCGTTTCCTTTCATTGTTCGGGTCGTGCCCTCGTCCCGCCCCAATCCTCGTAGAAGAGGGCGCAGATGGCGTCGCCTGCGTCCTTCACCACGTCGTCGTGGTCGGTGACGCTGCCTTCCTGTCCGTTCATCCTCTCAGGCATCAGGAGTTCTGGCTCGTCTGTCCACGCGCCAGTCAGACCCTTGCAGCCCTCGTAGCACATCCTCGCACGCGTCATGGCGTCGGGCCAAGCGGGGATCGTCCCCGTCGCACCAGTGTTCATGAAGCATTGGGCGCACGACACGGCGTTCTTCGGCCAAGGCGGAATCCTACCGTCGAGGCCGGAGCAGTACTGGTACGTGCCGTCGCACACGGTGACTGACGGACCCCACTTCGGGAACGGCCCGGTCAGGTTGGGGTTTCGCTCGTAGCAGCAATGCGTCGACGTGATCGACTTGCCCCACGGGATGATTCCGCCTCGTATTCCGCGACCCTCGCGCGTTCCCGTCCAGCCGCAGTAGGTTCCCTGCGCCGACTCAACGAAATCGCCCCACTGCACGGGGCGGAGGAGAGGTCGCGACGCGTATGTGCGTCCGTTCGCGACTGTCCAGCATTCGGTGAAGCGGAACCACTTGAGGCGCTTGTCGAGCCTCACGCGGTAGTGTCCGGGAGAAGTCCAGTTGTGGTACATCGTGTACTGGCTCCTCGGCCAGTCCTGCACATTGCCGTCGCCCCAATCCACGCCCACCGCATCGAAGCCCGCTCTCGGCGTTATGTAGAACTGGATCTGGCAGTATCCGCCCTCTGGTATCTCGATCTCGTCGAAGTCGAGGTCGAAGACCGTGTCGTTCTTTGGCGGCCCGCCAGAGAACATCTGCATGATCGCTGTCGTCATTTGTCATCCTCCTTCTTTGTCAAAGAAAAGAAACACATAGCTCGCCGACTCCTTCCTGACCCATTGGGCTACAAGGGTCATGTCGGCTGCGACCTTGGTGTAGGGCGTCGCCTTTTCGCCGCCTTGTCCGATCCGCCACCCGTCGAAGCTGTATCCCGGACGAGACGGCTTTGGGAGCGTTCCGAGGTTGCATCCTTCGTAGTACTCCCGAGAGGCCGTCTTCACCGTGCCGCCGTTCGCGTCGAACGTCACGGTGTGCTTCTGCCCCACAGGGACCGGCGGCACCGGCGGGTCCGGGGGCTCTGGCGGCTCCTCTCCCTCCGACCAGTGCGCGAACAGCTCCGTGGGTGTGTCCGCACCGACTGTCTCGCTTCCCGTGACCGCGACGCCGCCGTCCTCCGCCGTGAACCAGCCGAGGAAGTCGTGCCCGTCGTAGACCGGCGTCGGCAGCGTGCCGATCTGCGAACCGTAGAACACGGTCTTCAGGTAGTCGTTCGCCGAGGCAAGCGACCCCGCGCCGGGGTTGAACGCGATGACCACGGACGGCACCAGCTCCCAGGCGGCGTAGAGGGTGTGGTTCCGCCCTGTCTCGACGATGCTCTCAGCCTCGACGAGCGTTCCCTGTCCGCCAGTTTCCGTGTACCACCCGAGGAACGTGGCTCCCACGCGTGTCGGCGTCGGAAGCTCTCCGTAGGGCTGGCCGTACCACACCTCCTTCGAGGTCGGGGAGACCTGCCCGCTTCTCGGGTTGAACGTCACGGTGTAGGAGGTCTCGGTCCATCGCGCGTAGAGCGTCTCGTCCTCTGCGGTCGTGACAACCGTCTCGTAGGTCACCTGGTCGCCGCCGTCCGGCGAGGTGAACCACCCCTCGAACCTGTAGCCGGGTCGCTCCGGCGTCGGGAGCGACCAGTACTGGTTGCCGTAGTACACCGTCGTCGTCTGCGGGCTGACCGTTCCGCCCGCAGGGTCGAAAGTCACCGTGTGCGAGGCCGCGTCCCAGCGCGCGTAGAGCGTATGGTCGGCCGCCGTGTTCACGGTCGAGTTCGCGTCTCGCCACGAGCCGCCCTCGGCCGCCGTGTACCATCCGTAGAACGAATAGCCGTACTTGGTCGGCGTCGGCATCGCGCCGTACCTCGATCCGTAGACGACCGTCATGGACGTCGGGTCGACCACGCCTCCCGTCGGGTCGAACGTCACCGTGAACTCGAGTCCCTCCCAATGAGCGTAGAGGCTGTGGTTCCACGACGTCGCGACTAGCGTCTCGGCCGTCACCTCCGTGCCGCCGCTCGAATCCGTGAACCATCCCTTGAACACATAGCCGTCGCGCGTCGCGGTCGGGAGCGCTCCATAGGGCTCGGCGAACGTGACCGTCTTCTCCGACTCCGACGGCGTGCCGCCGTTCCCGTAGAAGTAGACCTTGTACTCCGCCGCCCGCCAGTGCGCGTAGAGGGTGTGTTCCTCCGCGTTCGTCACGACCGTGTCGCGCGTGACCTCCTCGCCGCCCTCGGGCGAAGTGAACCAGCCCGCGTTCTCGTAGCCATCGCGGTAGCCGGACGGGAACCAGGAGTACTTCTCGCCGTAGTACACGTAGTCGTAGTCTGCGGACTGCCCGGACCCGTTGAAGTCGAAGTTGACCCTCACCCGCGCCGCAGACCAGTGTGCGTAGAGCGTGTGGTCGGCGGCCGTGGACATCGTCGTCGTCTCGTACCTGCGGGAGCCTCCTTCGGCTGCGGTGTACCAACCGTTGAAAGTATAGCCGTACCTCGTCGGCGTCGGCATCTCGCCGTACTTGTCGTAGTAGGCGACGACCTTCGACGGCGTGTCGCATTCGCCGCCGTTCGGGTCGAACGTCACCGTGTAGGGAAGCCCCTCCCAATGCGCGTAGAGCGACTGGCCCGACGTGATCGCGACCGTCGTCTCGGGCGTAATCTCCTCGCCGTCGGTGGACTTCGTGAACCAGCCCTTGAAAATGTAGCCGTCGCGCGTCGCCGTCGCAAGCTCCCCGTAGGGCTCGCCGTATGTAACGTTCTTGTACGTCGGCGTGGCGGTGCCGCCGTTTCCGTAGAAATTGACCCTGTACGTCCTCGCGCTGAGCTTCGCGTAGACCATGTAGTAGGTCCCCGCGCCGGTTGTCCATTTCTTCGCGTTCCGCTGGATGTACGAGAACGTGATCGTGCTCGACGCGGTCATCCTGACGGCCGCCTCGTCCATGTGTATGGAGTCGGTACGCGCCCTGTCCTCGGGGAAGGTGTACCACCCGTCGAAGGTGTAGCCGCTCACGGACGGGGCGGCGATGCTCCCGCCGTCCCCTTCCTGCGCGGAGATCGCGCAGATGCCGTATGCGGCGTCGTGGATGTATCCGCCGATGTCCGACCTGTACGCCGCGAGGTCGATAGTCTCGGTCGCAGGCGTGCTGGTCTTCCTCGTGACGGTGACGGACGAGGGTATCTGCGACGCGAAGCCGACTGTCATCCATGCCATGCCGACACCTCCCGTTCCTCAAGGTGCGGCTATTCGATCCGCACCAGCTTTCCTGTTACGTCGAACACGACCGTGCAGCACGGGTCGTCCTCGGTCGCCTTGTGGCCCTGCTGCGTTCCGCAGGGCTGGTCGTGCTTGACGAGCGTCCTGACTCCGGGCTGGTTCGCGACAACAGTGCAGACCCCTGTGGAATGCTCCTCGTCGTGTCCGAAGAAGTTGAAGTGGACGCGGAACTTCCGCTCCTCCGCGTTTTCGCTCCAGGGCGTCATCCAGAGCCGCGCCCACTCGACGCCCTCGACCTGAGTTATGTCCCCAGAATACTCGATGTGGTACGCGCCCGACTCCTGCGTCCGCGAGGTCGAATGGCCGTAGCCTATCTTCATGTCGGGGCAACCGATCCAGTAGCCGCAGATGTCTAGGTCGCGCCCGGCCGCGTCCCACGAGAACGTGACAAGCGTCCTGGGCTTTTCCTCCGCCTTGTAGATGAGCGCGTCGCCCCCGTACTTGTACGCGAGCTCCGTCCCTCCCGCCTTGTAGCACAGCTTTCCGAGGTCGCTCATACCGTCTCCTCCACCGCCGTCGTGAACGTCTCCCAGTCGCCTACGACGCGCGTCTTGAGAAGGCCGTTCTCGTACACCTTGACGGCCTTCTTGACCTGGAGGTCGTGTTCGTGGTAGCGGATGGCGACGATCTCCTCGTCGCTCTCGCCTTCGGGCGTCGAATAGCCGCTCGTTACGAAGTCCTCCGGCTCCGCGCCGCCATCTGCGGATATCGTGATCGTGTTGCCCTCCTGCGTGATGGTGATGTTGTCGCCCGCCTCGAGGACCGTGGCGAGATTCCCCCCGATCCTGATGTACTTGAGGGACTTCCTGTCGGTGGAACGGACCACCAGCTCGTCGTCGCACTCCACGTCCTTCTCCACGAGGTGGTCTGCGAGCGACCTTTCCTCCGCGTCCTGAGAGTCGAACCCGAACACCTGCACCTTGTTCGTCCTCTCGTCGGACCCCTCGCTCTCGGGGTTCTCCTTCGTGAAGTCGATGGAAACGTCGTCGACCTCGACCGAGGACGCGCCGCGTCCGATTCGCATGAACTTGACGGTCTTCCTGTCCCCGGAACGGACGATCACCTCGTCTTCGGCTTCCTCCTCCTCGGAATCCGCCGCCGGAGCGTCCTTCTTTGAGAGACGCTCGCCTAGAGTCTCCTCCTCCGCATCCTTAGAGCAGAACCCCTTGATCTCGAGGTTCTCGGTCTTCGCGGCGTCCTCCTCGTCGTCTCCGCCCGACTCAGGGTCGCGCAGCGCGAAGGAGATGGACTTGTCGTCAGCCCTCGGCTCGGACGCCCCGAGCCTGAGGAAGCACCACTTCTCCCCGGTGCCGTCCTCCTTCCAGACGATTCGCGCATAGCCGACGTTCGTCGAGCGCATTGCGCCGGTCGACGAACCGGGGACTGGCTCTGCACACGCATCCTCCTCGTGTACGATGTCGACCTTGGCGGGCGTCACGCCGAAGACGAGGGCGCGTCCTATCTCCCCGTTCGGGATCGGCTCCACCGCGATCGCGAACGGCCGCGCGTCCCTCTCGCCTCCCTCCTCCTCGCCGTCGTCCTCCGCAGGGACGCCGTCGAACGCGGGGATGTCGCTCTCGAATTCCTCGGACGCGGAATCGTGCGGGATCACGGCGTCGGAGAGTACGAGCGCACCGAATCGCGGCAGGGTCTCGCCGTTCCCGTTACGCAGAAGCACCATGCAGCCGTCAAGCCCCGCGTCGACCCCCTTGGCACCGACAAGCCGCCTAGCCCTGCTTGCGAACTCCGCAGCGTCGACAAAGGAGTTCCATGTCGCGGCCTTGATGCTCACCGCCTCGCCAGCCCTTACTTTCTCCATAGGGAACCCCCTTGTCTTTCAGACGAACTCGAGTTCAGTCCGCACTCATATGCCGAGCGTCCCGAAGTCTCCGTCGGGGTAGACCTTCTCGACATACGCCGCCGTCGGCTTCTTGACGAGACTTTTCCCGTTCCCTGCGACAGCCGTCTTGTAGCTTACCCAGAGATAGTCCCACCCCCGCTTGTTCTGTATGTTCAGGTCGCCGACCCTGAGGCCGCTCCTGTTTGCCGAGACCGCGAAGCGGAAGGTTATCTCCCACTTCGCCGACGCCTTCTTCGAGCGCTTCGATCCCGATGCGCCCAGAAAGAGGACTTCGCCCGCCGAAAAGCCACGAAAACCACCGCTGTTGACGGTGCCCGTGAGAGCCGCGACCTTCTTCTTCCAGGAGTCGGTCACGACCGACCCGGCGAGAGTGTGCGTCTCCTCGAAGTTGAACACGGGCATCGTGACGTCGACTCCGGCGATGTTCCCCTCGCCGTCCACGCCTATCGCCCCGCCGTAGTCAGGCGCGTCGTTCGGGGCCTTCGCTACAGTCCCCAGCGACTGGTTCATGTGCATCGCGCCGCCGCCCGTCTCGAAGGACGTGGAGAAAGAGTCCTCGTCATCGCCGCCGCTGTCGTCGCCGGATGAATCCGACTGGGCGTATTTGGCCTTGACCTTCCACGTAGTGGCGTTGACACGCTCCATGACCTCGATGGTGTCGAGGATCATGCCCGCGACCGTCTTGACCCTCGGCCTCGCCGCTGCGAGCGCGGCGGACTCGTCGGCGACGCCGAACACCAGGTACGGAATCTCGATCTCGACGACGTTTCCCTTTGCGTCAATTGTCTCGTCGCGTTCGGAGTAAGCCTCCTCCACCCTGATTTCAGCCATAGAATCTCCTTTCCCCGCGACATGAATGTCGCGGCACAGAACATCACTGGAACGTGAGCGCAGAGCCGCCCGCGCCGTCCTTCAGAAGTTCGGCGGTCTTCTTGGTGTGCTTCACGATCTCCTGCGTCGCCGTCAGCATCCGCTGCTCCATCTGCGAGCCCCGGAGGTTCTGCGCGGCACGCGCGTAGAACGTCCCCTGCGGCTTTGCGACCGAGGTCTGCCTCTCCGTCGCCTCCTGCGCGGAGCGGAGCTTCGCCTCGTACTTGTCGACGAGGCTTTCGGCAAGCGAGTACGCGTCCTGCGCCTTCCGGATTCGGGTCGTCTCCTCGTCCGACACGTCGCCGTCCTCCTGTGCTTCCGCGAGCGCCTTCTGGAACTCGGCCTTCGCCTGTTGAGCGGCGAGCTTCGACTGGTTGATCAGATCGGCAAGAAGCTTCATGCCCTTGGCCGCGTCGTCCTTCAACGCGGCGTCTACCTTGCGGTCCGTCTCGCCCTCGCTCCGGCGCTGGGCGATGTCCTCCGCCGTCTGGTCGAATCCTTCCTGAAGGTCGGCTATCTCCTTGTCGAACTTCCGCTTCGCCTTGGCCTCCGCCGCCTTGATGCGGCGCTCCGCCGTGGCGTCCGCCTCGGCAAGCCGTCCCTCAAGGTCGGCGATCTTCTCCAGGTCCTTGTCCTTCTTGGACTTCTCGTAGGAGAGCATCGTCGAGATGAGCGCCTTGTACTCGTCGCGCAGCTCCCGGATGTCCGAGACCTCGTTCTCGAGTTCGCTTCTCGTCTCGCGGATCAGCCGCTTCTCGATTTCCGACGCTTTCTTCGCGGCGGAGTCGGCCTCGTCCATCGAGGCGTGCTTCTCGCTCCGCCCGGACTCGACCTTCTCCGCCAGTTTCTCGTCTTCCGTCTTCCCGCCTGTCAGGGCGTCCTTGTCGCCGTCCCTGATCGCCTGAAGCCGTTTCTGAGCGTCGGCGATCTTCTTCATCTCGCCGGAGATCTTCTCGCCGTTCGCGTGGATGTCATTCGCCGCCTTGTTCATCCTGAACGTTACCGTGTTCCAGGCGTTCACCCAGAAGCCGGTCAGAGATTCGTTCTCGTCGCGGAGTTCCCGGATGTTCTTCCTCGCCTCGTCTATCTCGGCCTCTATCTGGCGCATCGCCTGCGCCTTCATCGCCTCGTTGAAGCGGCTCTGCGCGTCTGTCGCCATCGATATGGACTTCGACGCATGGTCGATTGCGATTCCGAGGTCGCCATACCGCCCCTTTAGCGTGTTCGCGAGCTTCTCCGCCTCCTGCATCTCGGCATTCGAGAGCGATTCCTTTTCCGCAAGCTGGCCGAGCCGCTCCATTCGGAGCTGGTCGGTCGAGCGGAGCTGGTCGCCCTTCTCCCGGAGCTTGCCCATCTCGTCGGACAGGCTTGCCGTGTGCTTGGTGGCGCTCGCCATGTAAGCACACAAACCGCCCAGCGCAGCGACCACGCCGATGAGTATCCACGTAATCGGGATGGCGCAGAACGCAGTCGCCGCAGCGGACGCGGCGAGGTATCCCGCCGCCACTACCTTGGTGGTCGCGGCAAGTGCCACGTTCGCCGTAGCCGCCACACCCGCCGTCAGAGCGGCTTTCGCGTGGGACAGGGTCAATGCCCGCCCGACCGCCGCGAACGCCACGTGCGCCGCCGTAGCCGCCTTTGCTGCGATTGTGCCGATTGTCTCGGCCGCTGCGTGGGCTTTTGCGCTCACCGTAGCCGCAATAGTCGCCCCGTTGAGGCTTCTCAAGGCGGCAGCAACCGCCGCGAAGCGGGATGCCAGCGCCGATTTCGCTGCTGCCGCCGCCTCCGCGTTCGACATTAGGACAAGACTCGCCGCGATCTGCTTTGCACGGTTGTCTATCGGGAGGTTCAGGGCGGCAAGAAGTCGCCCTGTTCCGACCATCGCGGGGATGGCAGCGTCCCTGTACGCCGTGAACGCACTCGCCATGAGCGAGAACGAACCGCGAAGCACGGCTATCTTCGAGACGAGCGCCGCCTGTACTCCCGCGAACGCGGAAAACACTCCTGCCAAGACGTCGATCCCGCCCGAAAGCACACGGCTCACCGAGCCAATCGCGAGAAGCGCCGCTCCCAGCGCGGCAATCGAGCCGACCGTCGCAGCGACCGAGACGACAAGACCCTTGTTGGCTTCGATCCATCTTGTGAATGAGTTAATGGCTGCCGTCACACGCTCGACCATCGGCTTGAGCGTCGAGTTCAGGGCTTCGCCCGTGGCGTTCATCGCGCCCTCGACTGCGGAACGGAAGAGTCGGAACGAGCCGCCTATCCCCGCGTCCATCGCCTTTGCGGTCGCGTCGGCCCGTCCGCCCACGTCCTTCAGCTTCTCAAGGAACGCGTCCAGCTCCTTGACGTCCTTTGTGAGCGACATCCCGGACATCATGCCGCGAACGTCGAACACGTCCTTCATGAACGCGAGCCTTTCCGCCGTCGGAAGCTGCTTCGTGGCGATGGCGATGTCGCGCATTACCTCCGACATCTTGCGGAGGTTGCCGTTGGCGTCCGTCGCCTCGACCCCGACCTCGCGGAGAACCTTCTGAACCTTGACATCCGCGAACTGCACATACGCCTTCCGAAGAGCCGTTCCCGCGAGCGATCCCTTGACGCCCATGTTCGCCATGACTCCGAGTGCTGCGCAAAGTTCGTCGAGCGTCTCGCCCGCCGCAGCCGCCTGGGGACCCGCCATCTTCAGCCCCTCGAAGAGGTCGGTCAAGGTCTGAGCCGACCCGTTCGCGGTCGCCGTGAGGATGTCCGAGACCTTCGACATCTTCGACGCCTCAAGCCCGAATATCCGCATCGAGTTTGCCGCGATGTCGGCGGACTCCGCAAGCTCCGTGCCGGTCGCACGGCTCAAATTGAGAACTGAGGAGATCGAGGCTTCAATCTCCCCACGGTCGAATCCCATCCGACCAAGCGCGATCATCGCGTCAGCCACTTGCTGCGCGGTGAAGGACGTCTCCCGCCCCAGCCTCTGCGCCGTCTTGGTGAGGCTGTCGAAAGCCTCGCCTGTCGCGTTCGTCACCGCCTGGACGAGACGCATCCTGTCGTCGAACCCTGCGAACGACTTTTCCGCCATTGCGAAAGGAAGCGACAACGCACCGCCGAAGGCGAGCATGTCGCGGCCGAGCGCGGTGCATGTCTTCCCGAAGGCGCGAAGCTCCGCCTGCGCCCCGGCGAGGTTCTTGCGGAAGCGCGAGGTCTCGGCGGTCACCTCGACATACGCCTTGCCAGCCTTTATGTTAGCCGTCGCAGCCATCCGCTACCTCCTGTTCCTTTTCGCTTTCGAGAAAATCGCCTGCGACCGACTCGAGCATCCCGAGACGCTCCCTCCTTTCGTACTCCGCCGGATGCCTCTCCCGAAGAGCCGCAGCGACTATCAGAATCTCGCCCGCGAGAACCTTCAGCCGCTCCACGGCAAACGCCGCGCTTACGAAGTCCGTCATGACCTTCTCCTCACGAACGCGGCCATGAGCGCGTCCTTCATGTCCTGACCCCGCAGGATTATCTTCTTCTCCTTCGGGGCAAACGGGTTGAAGTCGGAAGCCTTGAACGGCTGTCCTTTCTTCGGATCTCGCTGGAGGTTGGCCATGAGCGCCATCTGCGAGGACGCGATGCCCCACTCGAACTTTGCGCGTCCGTCGGCCATCAGCGCGAGTTCGCGAAGCGTGAGAGGGTTCGGGTCTACTCCGCAGATTCCTGAGAGGCGGCAGGCGGTTTCAAGGAGGTCTTCAGACGGTCCTCGAACTCGGGGCTTTCCAGCACCTTCTTGAGAACCTCCGCGCTCTCCCTCTCGTACTTCCTTGCGAGGTCGACTGCCTTCCGAAGATACAGTCTCCTCGCCCCTGGGAAAAAATCTACGAGTTCGTCGAGAAACGCCCGCGTCGCCTCCTCGATGGAATCCCCCGCGAGGGAAGATCCGAAATCGTCATCGGTCACCCCGGCCGGTTTCGCCTGTCCCTCGCAGAGAACCCACAGTATGTCGACGAGGAGGATCGGGTCGTTTGCGACGCGCTCCAGCGTGTCGGTGGAAACGCTCCCGTCCTTGTTTGCGGAAATGACGTTCACCAGGTCGATTCCGAGAGTGTCGCGCACTCGCTTCATCTGCCGGATGTTCAGTTCGACTTCCCAAGTCCGCCCCTTGCTGTCGTTAAAAGTCTTCATGTGTCTGTTTCCTTTCCTTTGGAAGTTTCATGAAAGAAGCGGCCCGCTTACGAGCCGCCGCCGTCCTTCCAAGTCGGCGCACGCGAAACGAGCGTCGGCTTGCACGTGACGCTCACCGTGAGCGCCTCCTCCAGCGGTTCGGAACGACTGAACGACGTCACCACGAAATCAGCGTCGAGGCCGTTTCCATCGCCATCAGAGGCGAAGAGCGCGATTGCCGTGTTGTTGAAGTAGGCGTTCTTGATCGCCTTGAACCCGTTGTCCGACGTGTCCCAGACCATCTCGAACTCGAGCGACGCGTCCTTCAGCGTCGCCGCAGTGATGCGCCAGCCCTCGGCGGCGCGCGTCGTGATGTCCGCCTCGCCGGTCTCGAGGTTCAGCGTGACGTCCTTGCAGTTCTTCATCTCGGAGTTGGCGGTCGATCCCGCCTCGCCGTGGAAGAGCTTTGCATCCAATCCAAGTTTGTATGCCATTTGGTTTTTCTCCTATGTTTTTGTGTAAGCTACTTCACCGCGCCGTTCCACATCTTCGCGAGGTGGGGCGCTGACTCCTTCAGCGACGGTCCCATGAGGGGGCGCTTCGGATATCGCTCGCGGCGGTACTTTCCGCCGAACTCGTGGGCGGCCATCGACTCTCCGACGAAGCGGAATCCAGGTCCGACGAGGACGGCTTTCCCGTCGCTCTCAAGGCCGAAGAGCAGCCCGCGCTTGAGCAGCCCGCGACGCGAGTGCGGGGGCTGCCCCGGCTGCGACGGCCTCGGGCTTGTCTGGACCTTGCGCCTTGCCACGGTCCTGACGTATGCGCCAGCGCGCTTCAGGAACTCGCGGCTCGCCCTTGCGATCCACGCGACAAGTCCCTCCTCGTCGAACTCGACTTCCGACTTCATCCCGCGCCCTCCGCCACGCGGTGCTCGTTGACCTCCTTGAAGAGAAGCTCGACGATCCCGGTGAACTGGCGGCGCTCCTTCATGTGGTCGGGGACGTACAAGGGCGCGTGGTTCGCCTCCACGCACTTGGCGCCCGCCACAGTCGTGTGCAGGAAGTCGAGCGCAAGCGTCTGCACGTAGCTGACGAGGTCGACGAGTTCGTCTTCCGTCGCCTTTCGGAGGACGCCCACCTG